GTCGCACCAGATGCAGACATCACAGGTGAAAGCACAGAGGTGCAAGCCATCTGTAACGCAGTACACACACAAGCGGTTAAGGATGCTTATGCCGCACACTTAGCAGCACAGGAGACACCATAATGGCAACCACATTCACATGGTCTATTTTAAACCTAGAATACAACAACGATGCTGACCAAGGCGTAACAACTGCGCACTGGTATTGCTTGGGTACAGACGCAGATGGAAACTCTGCACGTTCCTATGGCACAACATCACATTCACCTGACCCATCTGCGGATGGCTGGGTGGCATATGCTGATCTGACAGAGGCCACAGTCTTAGGCTGGGTGCATGGTCAGGTTAACAAAGAAGATACCGAGGCTGCAATCCAAGCAAAGCTGGATGCATTAGCAAACCCAACCTCACTTAGCGGTATGCCTTGGGCCGCTGAATAAACCATAGAAAGGAAATCAAATGGTTGAAGAAAAAAAGACCATCACGATTGACGATGTAGACTACACTGAAGACGAGTTGAACGACACTGCGAAAATGTGCATCAATCACATTAACAGCTTAGAGCAAAAGATCGGCAGCGCGGAGTTTAACTTGGATCAACTTAAAGTTGGGCGCAACGCGTTCGTAGAGATGCTCAAGAAAGAGCTACCAGACAAAGGCTAAAGCATGACCGCATACTACGTCCAGCCAGAGCCGAGCGCATCAGGCGGTGAGACATACTGGTTGGAGGGGTATGCGGTTGGCGATGCCAAGTTTGCTGCAGCGCAGTCTGACGGCACAAGCACAACACTTACAGCGCCAACACGCGTGCAGATCGCGGCGATGCTGTCGGAGGGCGAGGTTACTTCGCTATTCGGCGGCAACCGCGTCGTTGCTGCAGGCGTGTCGCAAAGCCCAGCATCTGCTACAGTCACTGGCTCAGTTCGCATCCGCACTGCGGGTATACGCTCTAGCAGCACAGGCACAACGCTTGTCGGCGGGTATCGTGTAAGGCCAAACGGCTCACTAAGCCAAGCCGCAGCCACAACGCTAATCGGGGCTAACGCAACATTCGACGCCTACATTGTGCCGCGCAGCTTGTACGTCGAAGCAGACTACTGGGCGGTCAATTACGTTGACTACGCAATATCCTCGCACTCATCCGTACAGCCGTCGATTGTTAAGCCAACGGGCGCGTCTGCGCTCGCCACGTCTACGCCGCTTATGTCTGGAGGCCGCATACGCACAAAGACAGGCGCAGTAAGCGTTGGCGAAGCAACCCCAATTATCGCAGCATCGGTCACTTACAGCAGCAACGCATTACTAACGCAGGCAACATCAATAATGCTTGCGTCGCTATCCGAGAAGTGGATTGACCTTGCGGAAGATGGCGACATCTGGACAGATCAGGCAGAAGACACAGACACATGGTCACTTGTCGCAGAGGCAAGCGGCACTTGGACAAACATATCTGAGGATACTGACATATGGACGGATGTATCGGAAGACACGGATACGTGGGTTGATGAAAGCCCACTAACATAGACGAAAGCTAAAAACTGCTGTATGTTAGCAGCAAAGGAGACATCACATGGCTATCACGCTAACAAAACCCATAGTCGGCGGTTCTGACGGCACATGGGGTACGACTTTAAACAGCACGCTTGACACCGTTGCCAACTATTTGGACGGCGATCTTGAGATTACGCCAGACCTGACGGCGGGTTCGTGGAGTGTTAGCGGGACTGCAGTCACGTCAAGCGCTGCCGAGCTTAACATCTTGGACGGCGCAACAATCACAGTTGACGAGCTGAACATTTTAGACGGGGCGACTGTTACGTTCTCCGAGCTTAACGTAATAGACGGCGACACGGCGGCGACATCTACAACGCTTGCAGACGCAGACCGCGTAGTCGTGAATGACGACGGCACAATGGTGCAAGTTGCCATGACTGACGTTGCCACCTACACAAACACAGACGCAGACTTGAACGGCACGACTAAAATCGAGGAAGTCGTCGAGAAGGTCACAACGCAGACAAGCACGACTGGCACAATTACCTTTGACTGCAAGACGCAGGCCGTTGAGCTTTACACTGCAGATCAAACAGCCAATCGCACAATTAACTTTCGCGGCGATGGCAGCACAACGCTAAACAGCATGCTTGCTAATGGCGAAAGCATTACGGTTAGCGTTGCGATGACGCAGGGTGCGACTGCATACTATCTCAGCGCATATCAAATTGACGGCACTGCGGTTACACCTAAGTGGCAGGGCGGATCAGCGCCAGCCAGCGGAAACCCTAGCGGAATAGACGTATATACGTTTACCATCATTAAGACGGCGACGGACACTTACACTGTATTAGCGAGCCAGACGGAATTTGCATAATGCCAGCACTATCAACCTTCGGAGGAATGTCAGCTAGGGGCTTTGGCTTTAGAACGGCTGGCGTCTTCGAGTTTACGATTACATCTAACCAGCAAGAGCTAAACCTTAGCACGTATCTTACGTCAGAGGGATGGAACGGCAGCGACAAGGTTATCGTTAGCATCGCGTCTGGCGTTTACATCTGGTCTGACGATGTGACGGTTGGCGGCTTAACCATACCAAGCAGTATGAGCGGCAAAGTCACAATATTTAACTCTGGCTACATCATCGGTCGCGGCGGAAACGGCGGCGGCTATGACGGCGCAGCTCAAAGCGGCGGGCCAGCGATTGACAACAGCGCGACAGGCGTGACGATCACCAACCAATCTGGCGCATACATCGCGGGCGGCGGTGGCGGCGGCGGAGGTGGCTCAGGCTACGGCGGAGGTGGCGGTGGCGCAGGTGGCGGCAACGGTGGCCGTGGCCGCCATGAGAACGGCACAATCTATTCTGGCGGAACAGGCGGAGCCGTGGGCCAATCAGGCACAAGCGCACCGCAGGACGTATACTCAGGCGGCGACGGTGGACGCGGTGGCGGCGGTGGCGCTGGTGGCGGCGGTGGCGCTGGGTCAAACTGGTTTTCTGGTCTTCGCGTAAATGGCGGCGGCGGCGGTGGCCGCATCCTAAACGGCTCAGGCGGAGCGGGCGGCACGTCAGACAGTGCAGGGCCAATCGGCACAGGCGGTACAGGCGGATCGCTTGGCAACGCAGGTGGCGCTGGCACTGCGACTTACGTTGGTGACGGCGGCGGCGGTTGGGGCGCAGCGGGTGGTGGCTCTGGTGCAGCGGGCGGCGCTGCAATTTCAGGCACATCAATCACAGTTGTGAATAACGGAACAATTTATGGATCGCAGGCATGACGTTAGTACCGATAGACTTGCCAGCAGGCGTATATAAGAACGGCACGGACTTAGAGGGTCAAGGCAGATGGCAGGACGCGTCACTTGTGCGCTGGCGTGACAATACGCTGCGTCCAGTGGGCGGTTGGACTTCACGCAAGCCTAGCTTTAGCACAAATCCGATACGCGGGTTTCACACGTGGGAAGCCAACGACGGATCGCGCTTTTATGCGGGAGGGTCTTATAACGAATTAAAGGTGGCTACGTCAGACAACACGGTCTACGACATCACTCCGACTGGCCTTACGGCTGGCGATGAGCATAGTACGTTGGAGACAGGCTACGGGTACGGCAACTACGGCGTTGGCACATACGGCACCGAAAGGTCGCAATTTGGTTCATATAGCGAGGTAAATGTCTGGCAGCTAGACAACTGGGGCGAGTATCTTGTCGCGTGCTCATATGCTGACGGTAAGCTATACGAGTGGCAGTTGAATGTCGCGAGTGATGCCGCGCAAATCTCTAACGCGCCAATAGGCAACCTTGGCTTAGTTGTAACTGAAGAGCGCATCTTGTTTGCGTTAGGCGCTGGGAACAACCCACGCAAGGTGCAGTGGTGCGACATTGAGGATAACACCGCGTGGACACCAACATCCGCAAACCAAGCTGGCGACATAGAGCTGCAAACTGCTGGCCAGATAATGCAGGGTATTCGCACACGCGGTCAGGTTTTGATACTAACTGACATCGATGCGCACAGCGCAAGATACAGCGGCCCGCCGTTCATTTATGGCTTCCAACGTGTCGGCACAGCCTGCGGTGCAATATCCCGCGCGGCGGCAGTTGATACGGATGCGGGCGTATTTTGGATGAGCCAGCGCGGCTTTTTCCGTTTCGATGGTAACGTCGTGCAGGAGGTGCCTTGCGATGTATTTGACCATGTATTCGGCGAGATACAGGACACAAACAAATCTAAGGTTTGGGCGTGGAATAATTCAGAGTTTGGTGAAGTCTGGTGGTTCTATCAATCTGATGCACAGACCGATACAGGTGAGATCGACAAATACGTTGCCTACGATTTCAAAGAAAACCACTGGCACATTGGATCGCTATCTCGCACCGCAGGCGCACCGCGCGGCGTATTCCGCCATCCATTGCTCTTAGAAAGCACAGATGTTTACGAGCATGAGCAGTCAAACATCGGCGCGACAAATATGTTTGCTGAGACTGGCCCGATACAGCTAGGCAACGGCGACAACATTACACACGTAACCCAGATGATTGCAGATGAACGCGCAAAGGGTGACGTTCAGGTGAAGTTCAAGTCTCGCTTTTACCCGAATGGCGACGAGACGGAGCACGGCCCGTTTAACCCCGCAACGCCGACAGGGCTACGCTTCGCTGGTCGTCAATTTAAGATGCGCGTGGAGCCAGATGACGGTTCCAACTTCAGGCTTGGCATTGTTCGTGTCGATGCTCAGCAAGGGGGTAAACGGTAATGCCGATCCCAACGCTGCCAGTTATCGGAGCAAACCTTGACCAGTGGGGCAGACAGCTCACGCAGTATCTGTCGCTCAACTTGTCTAAGTTGGGCTTTAAGACTGCCGACGATAACCCGTCTGATAATGGCATCATCTTATGGGATGAGGTAAACGGCTACCCAGTCGTGTCCAAGAATAACGAGTTCGTGCAGATCGTTCTGGAGGATGGCCAATACGCTGGCGCAGTGACGGCAGACCAGACAGCAGCAGCTATAAACACAGCGTACGCTTTAACGTACACTTCTAGCATTGCCGATGGGATCACAAACGGCACGCCTGCCTCGCGCATTGTCTTTGAGGAAGCGGGTCAATACATGATTAGCTTTTCCGCGCAGATTGCATCAACATCTAGCAGCACAGTCAACTTCTGGTTTTGGCCTCGCATAAACGGTACTGACGTTACGGGGTCAACGATGAAGAACGCGCTGCACCAAAACGGCTCTGTTTTAGTTGTGTCGCGCTCCGCGATCTTTGATGTGAGTGCTAACGATTATTTAGAAGCCATGTGGGCAGTAGACAGCACAAGCGGGTTTTTAGATGCGACAGTGGCAACGGCATTTGCACCTGCCGCGCCTGCGTCAACGATTGCGATTACGAGGTTGCATGGCTAAGCACGAAAACATAAACATTCTGGAGCATTGCAAGCCTTGGCTTGAGGAGGCTATTAGCCGATCTGGCGGGTTAAATACATGGGATGAAGTGGTCAACGGGATTGCCGCAGGCAAAATGCAATTATGGCCCGCAGAGCGCGGGTGCATTATTACGGAAATAGTGGTATACCATCACA